TGCGTTTACTGCCGATTGCTTGACTCCTCCGACTCTCGTTGCCGTGACGCTGTTGATGATTAACTTGTCATCAAAGGCAAAGCGCAGGTTAGAATAAGGAATCCCTGTAGTTTGATTAAACTGAATCGCTGTTGGCGCCAAAGAGCCCACTACATCTGCACGATCCTTAAACTCTACTTCACCATCGGCTCGGACATAGAATGCCCCCTGCTCTGTAAACTCCGCTACCTGAATAGCCTGAAGGCTAGATCGGACAGTACCCGGATCGGCCTGACAGGACGTGCTACCTGCATCGACAATCCTCATTGATGAGGGAAAATCTACTTGATCAAGAATTTTGCCTATGCGCGTGCCGGTGGTTTGCCCACTGCCGGAATCTGCGATAGTAGAGACGTTAGCCATGGCGAACAATCTAAAGGCATCCGCACAAGATATATCGACGTAGCCTAGTTCTTGACCTTGAGGATAGGTGTACTTATAGTCTGTAACATATCCAGAAAATAAGAATGACTGGGTAGTAGCAGTAGTAGCCGCCACGCGAATCTTACGCAGGGGAGTCAAATATCCAAAGTAAGGGCTCGTTACGGACTGGGGGTTGAACGCTCCGGTTTCATCTATGACTCTAACAGTACAAGTGCCAGCCTCATAAGTATCACGCATAATATTGCGACCACGCCTGATTGTGATCTGGCGAGTCTGTGAGCTTAGATCGATAACAGGTTCTGGTACTTCACTTGATGCGAATTGAGATACCCCGATTACGCCGTTAAGTGGATCGCCAATAGTAAAAGGAAATCCAAATGTAGCACCTTGAGAGAAGTCAAAGGAAACAGAGATGGTGGCTGGAAGACTCATGGAAGCGTACTTGGGAATCGGTAGGCACGAGCGATCGTGTTAAATGATCCTGAAAGTGAGTCATTGAGAGATACATCTCGAACAGCATTGCCGATGACGTCACTATCAAGAGTAACTGCAAGGTTTATAGTAGTTGCTGCATTAGCTCCGCCTACAGCGCCAATACCCAAATAGTCTCCGGCTGCTTTTGTAGAAAAACCAGCAATCTCTTTTACCCAGTCCGGCACCACAAAATCAGGGACAGGCTTGCCAATATCAGGATCGGTTGAACCACTAGGCTGTGTCATACTTTCAGGAATTACTGGGCCGACAAATGTAGGTGGCTTCCAATTGCGATAAGGGTTAGGCGCTTCTGGGGTTGAAAGTAATGCAGCCTTAAGATCATTCTGGCGCTTTACTGCCTCACTCAATTCTGCAGATAACTTAAGTGCTTTCTCATCATTCTTATCAAGCAAAGCTAGTTGCAAATTAAGAGATAAGCGATCGGTTTCGCTAATGTTATTGCGTAGGGCTGCCGTAATGCTAATGCGATCAAGGTCTAAAATCTTTGATGCCTTAGTCAAAGCATTCTGCTTTTTCTGTGCGTCGAGTGATTTCTTCTGCAAAGCTGCTAAAGTTTTGGATCGCTTTACTTCATCCGCGTCAGCCTTTTTTTGTTTAGCAGCACTAGGATCAATGTAGCCGGGGCCAAGAGCAGAACTAGGATAACCACCCATGCCCGGAGTATTTATCGCCTGACCTCTTCGTCTAATTGTATTAAGGATCGGTCCAAGCAAAGGAATCATATCCAAATTTGGAGTCAAAGCTTCACTTAACTTGCCACCTCTAGGTCCTTTAAGGTTTCCAAGCCCACCTAAATTTTTTAGACCTGAGGCTATATCCGCCAAGCCCACAATGACATCGGAAGTGCCTTGCGCTAAATCTTGCATAGAATTTGCTAATGGCTGAACTGTGTTACCTTCTCCAGCTAGCATAGTTAAAGAATCGACTAAACCTTTGCCAATGATCTCAGTTGATTCGCTTGCAGCGTTGGCAAGAATGCCCATTTTTCCTGCATATGTTTCAAGATATGCCGCATTGGCTCCAGAAAATTGAGTCGTCAGTTTCTTTTGTACATCTGTAAAACTCATTGCTTTAAGTTCAGCCTGAGACAGGCCTAAAGAGTATTTGCGAAGGCCACGAGTTTGACCGACGTAGGCCATCGTAAGGTCATTGACTACAGTCTCATAATCGACGCCTGATCCACGAGAGATGTCTAGGGCTTGAGTCATTAAAGCTGTAGATTTGGTAAGTGATCCAGTTGTCTGCAATAGTCTTTGCATTGCTGGTCGAAGTTGATCATCTGTAACGCCTGAGGCGCTTGCCATCTGACTAATAAAGTTTTCAATGTGCGGAGTCGCGAAAGCTAAACCAAGATTCTCCACCGACTTAGCTAATCGATTGGCTGCTTTTTCGTCTTCCACAAATGCCTTGACGGCAGTTTTACTGAATTGTGTAATTTTCTGAACGCTAAAAGCGGCGGCGAATGCTCCAGCTAGTTTCTTTACACTTTTGTCTAGCTTGCTGGTCGCTGTGTCAGCATCCTTAAAGGCCTTCTTGCCTAAGAATTCAGCGATAATCCCAATCCGTGCTTCGGCCATTATATACCTTTCGCGTTAAACTTAGCGGCTGCTTTTTCTAGCGCCTTGATGACTCCGGCCTTAGCCTTACTCTGATCTTGATCGTAAGCCTTAAATAAAGCTCGGCCTGACATTTTGCCACTTCCAACCATCGTACCGAGAAGGCGTGGAATGAAATTGCCAGTATTGCCTTTGATGCGACCTGACCACTCATAAATGACCGCTGCGCCTCTTTTATTATGGACAGACACAAGTGATGACCAGCCCTTGCGGTTGGCTTTAGTAGGTGTCAATTTATAGCCCACGCCACGCTTTGCATCGCTCGCGTCGTACATTGGAAAGGTTGCAGTTTTCACATCATGCTTGACAAAACCGGAAGGCATATCATTATTGGAAGGCAAAAAGCCTTTAGCCTTGCTTACCAATGGCTTTAAGAATCCAACCATCTGATCGCGTGTTTCTTTATCTAGATCAGGTGAAAATTGCTTTAGAGCTTTACGAAGCGCCTTAGCGCCTTTTAGCTCTGTAGGCATCGCTCTGCTCCTTAGCTCTATCCTTCAGCGCTTTCAATAGCATCTGAAGCATTACCGGGTCTAAATCAATTAAAGATTGTGGAGGGATAGCCGTCTCAATGCTCAATCGAGCGATGAGATAGTGGATGCTATCCCTGCCTAGGCCAAAGGGTCAGACTCTGCAACCTCAACACTCTTTAGAGTATCGAGAAAGTCAGGACCGAATGGCTTGACTGTGACTCCACTTAGTCGAAGGCCTTCATGGAATAGCGCATAGACATGTTCTTGCTTTTCATCTTCGCGAAACGCACGATGAAACCCTTTTTTAGCGTATAGCTCGAACCAAACTTCCAATCGAGGTGTAACCTCAATGTGATGAACTGATCCGTCTACTAGTGTGCCTATTAACTTTGCCATGATTTGCCCCTTTGTTTGGTTAGATTATGCGGTTGTTATTGCAATTGTACCTGATACGTTCCAGGTCACGCTTTGTACTGATAAGCTTCCCACATCGCCATTTACCGGAGTGGTGTTGTTGACAAGGCAGGTCATGGTGTACAAAGGGTTACTTGGAGCTACTGCACCTGAGCTCTGCTTAAATGTTACAACGACATTGTTACCCCATACGCTTGATGAGTTAAGTGTCTGTAGTGTCTTAGCTGTATCGGCATCATTGAAGAAGTCGATTGTGATGCTGGAAGCCTCTAAGCCTTTTGTCATACGATGACCTGAGTCTCCTAGTGCGGTGACTTCTAGCTCGTCAAATGAGCGATTGATTGTTACACTGCTTACCAAAGCTGAGAGATCCACCGCATTAACAGTAAGAACTCCGGTATTTGCTAGATATACTGCCACGGGTTATTCCTCGTCTTTCTTAGTAATTGGCTTTGCAGCCGCTGGTTTTACCTGACCGATTTTGATCAGGAATGCTTCATTTTCTTTTTCCCATTGTTCCAAGTCGGTCATGGTTATGTCCATTCTGTCAAGATTGACACGTTGATGTTACATGTAAGTAAGTCACCTGAAACGGCACTTAGTACGGCTGGCGCCGACACTTCTGTGACATTGTAGGTGTATGAAGACGCGGCAAGTAAATTAAACACTCGCACGATGTTATCTTCCATCCCGTTCAGGTTGCCTTCGTTATCCAACAATGGAACCATGACGGAAATAGTAAAGTTCGCCATTGGGGCGATTGTGTTGCGCGAGTTATTTGTAGGCGTAATGTAAGGATCGGCTGGAGCAACGATGACGCTGTTAGCAATAGGGGTCGGAGGTGGAAAGCTAAAGACTGACCATTTAGTGTTGTCAATTAAGGCTGTTGCGATGCCTGCTCGGAGGGTTGATATGGCGGCCATTAGCCCACCATCGATCTCGGATCAAGATAAGGCGCAAGCAATCCACGAACGCGTGCTAGGAGTGTATTGCCCATTCTGTAAGGTGAAGGCTGGTAGCCATCTATGGTTACGCCGCCGCTTGATGGAGCTTGACGGCTCTGCCAAATGTCGATCGAGATCATGAGCGATGCTTCTTGGATCGCTGGAATCGTTGTGTAATCTGCGTAAGTCTCGGCGGCAGCAATTCCAAAAGGCTCGACTGTATGCCGTGGGTTGTCAGATGTGTGTGTGGTGGTTATGTTGAATGATCGAGTATCGACGCCCGTGATTGTCTTTGTGCCGTTGTACTTGGCTCCAGCACCTGAGATCACTACCGATTGTCCTACATAAAATACATCGAGGATATTCTGATCAAAGTAAAGAGTGCCGACTGTGCCTACGTTGCCGTGAGCAATGATGTACTGCTGGTTCTTCCATAGAAAAGGCAAGAGTACGTTATCTGCGGCATCGCAGACAGACTGCAAGACTGCATCAGTATAGAGAGTGCCAACCCCAAGGGCGGTGCGAAGCTCTGCAACTGTTGTCAATGCCATGCTCTTATCCTTTCTAAAGACTCGGAGGGTAGAAGGGCACTACCCTCCGAGCGACTTAGGGTGTTACTTATGCTGCGTTATT